TGAACGAGTAATGTGCCGTCGCCTTGCGTTAAAATAACACTAACGCAAGGAGGCGCCCATGAACTTCGAGATCCGCATCAAAGATATCAATGCGCTGTCACCGACCGAGGTAACCACGATCTACAACGAGCTGTCGAAGGCCGCCTCAGCCAGCCTTAGCTCGATTCGCAAAGAGCTGCACAAGCGCTATATCAAGCCGACACCGGGGCCGCATCCCGAGATGTGTCTGGCAATGGTGTGGCACAACGGTATGTTCGTCAGCTGGGTTGGCACACGGCCATGGCCTGAGAAGTTCAAGGGCGAGCCCGTCACGGCACAAACGGTTGAGTGTTTCACTTACCCAGAGTGCCGCCGTCACGGGCTCGCGCGGCTTGGACTGCAGGCGTTGATCTCCGCGGGCGTACTGGATCGCAACAAGCTGGTTTCTGTGTACGCGCCGGACGTCATTCGGCTGGCGCAGCAATGCGGCTGCAAGACAGTGATTTTGTGTAAGCCGTAGCGCGCAACAACGCGCGCATAATATGCAACACCGCGACGATATGGTCGACGCGACAACGTTGTATCGCCACTTTTGCAGTTGACATATGTCAGAAAACGTTGAGCAAGTTGAGCCGTTATTGCTGGAGCGTATTGCAGAAGATTTACGCGTGTTTCGTGACCCGGCGTTGACTGGCCGTCTTTTAACGTACGAAGAAGAAGCGCAAGCACTACGCCGACACACAAACTCCACGCTGTACGCAAGCTGGCGCTCAAAATCAGAGATGTATTTTGCAGAAATTGAATTTTGTATAGCCAACAATCTAGTCCGCGGATTGTGCGCGATTGCTGCGCAAATGTACGAGCAGTACGAATATCGCGCGCCATGGACGCCTGTCGGGTTTTCGAAATCGGGCTCATACAGGCGAATTGATATTGAGTTTTGGGACTTTGACGTCGATACCAAACAGCATACTACACGCCGCGGAACGCTTGAACGCGAAACAGAACGTGGCGAGAGGTACACACTTGTGGTCGCCGACGGAGTCAACAAACCTGGCTGCAGGTTGAAAGGTATTGTAGATATATTGAACTATCTAGGTGTACCGCGCACGTATCTCGACGGCCTATATGACATGATCGACTACGCGCTTGAAATAAACGATACCGAATATGGAATTAAGCGAAAAGTGATTGATGAAGCGCGCGATACGCTCATAAAAATTCAATCCGATATTCGCGCCGCAAGTCAAAAATTGCAATCGCTTAAACGGTCACGCAAATGGCTCCGCGCACGTTGCCCTGGAACAGCTTTTGCGCGCCCAGCAGACATGCCGCCAGTTCCAACAACCGTAATGCCGTTACCAGAAGCGTGCGTAAAATACCAGGAATGCCCTGGCGTGTATTTTATATGGGATACAAACCGTGTGTGTGTTTACGTCGGCAAATCAAAAAACATCGGAAGCAGGCTGTCTGGGCATCATGTAGCGCGCGAAGTTCATGCCGTCAGTGTGCTCCCTTTAGATCTTGCCGACATTCATTACGCCGAGTTGTTTTACATTTGGCTGTGCCGTCCCCGGTTAAACAGAGAAGGCGCAGAAACAGCGAAAGTGCCCATAAAAACAACGGATAAAACATGAAACGTTACCACGAAGAACGGCATATCGCAGAGAAGCGCGTCAGGATGCGCAAAACCATCAATGCTGCTATGGACGTTTTCACCGGCAGCTTTCCGCCCGGTAGGCCGCTGATCGTTTACTCAAAGCCGGATCCCGTGGGTCGTTATCGCAAGGCTGCGAGATGCGGCGGGTGCGGTCGTGCGCGTTGTCAGGTGTGTCACCCAGAAAAGTTTCCCCGTCGAACGCCCACGCGCCAGGAACAACGGCCGTGGGGCGACGGATATTGAACAGCTCAACTCAGGAGGAAGTATGGACGTCGGACAGTTGTTTCTTTGGTTCTGTATCGCATTTGTAGTCTCGCTGGTTATCATCGGACTCAACATGATCGGCATGATGATGTCGATGAACAGAGACGGCAACCCGCTAATCTACGTTGGGCTGCATGTGTTTTTCGGCGTCGTAGCCAACATCAGCGCGCTCGGCGCTCTCGTGACGGGCATCATCTGGCTCGTGCAGTACCTGAAGAACTGAAGGAGTAACAATGGACAGCGAATATCATCTCAGCGTTCCAAACAGCAATCCCAGCAGCGCGTTTTCGCATTACGAGATTACCGGCGAGACGCTGTGCGAAAGGCTTATGAATTTCACCCTTGTCGGGGTGTATAGCGAGAGCAGCGGCAAAACGGGCAAACACGAAGTCACGACTGGGTGGACACATCTGGAACCGCTTAAGGCGCTTCTAGTAGACATCAACGGCCCGATCCCCGAAGAAGCCGAAAGCGTCGGCTGAGTCGGTTGGTTTTCTTTTCCCCTTTTTAAGGAACAACTCCGTGGACCATCCAGCTCATATTCTCATGTGTGGTGACGAGCTTGCTACTGCCGTTAGAGCCGAGATGACGCTCGAAGACAACCGGCACACTATCAAGATGGAAGCAATCTCGCGCATCATGCAGTCTGGCGATAACCCGATGACCGGCAAGCCGCACTCGTTCAGTTCGGCCGAGGCGAACGTGAACAGCGACGCTAGCTACGCGCTGCACCTTGCGTCGCTTCGCGCAGCGGCGGTAGATCGTATTCGCGCACGAGCCGCCTACGATGCTGCGCTGGCAGGCGCGCGACTGGAGACGCAAGCACAGTGACTACCATCGTTAGCAACTACGAAAGCGTCAAAACGGCTATCGAGAAGTTCGTGAAGGCCCAGGATAAGTACAGCGCGTTCGGCGCAAACGACACTGAGCCGCGCAACATCTTCGCCAGCATTCTTGAAAAGCTCGTCAATGACGACGAAGAAGTCGCCGTGCCAACGACACCTGATGGCTGGGAGCTTTACGCCAGCAGCATGAATTGCAAGAAAGCGGCCGGGGCGCTTCACGCCGCGGCAACCGAGGTTGTGCAGCTCATCAACGCCTGCCCGACCAGTGAGATGCGCAAGGTACGCAAGTACATCGACAGCTACTGGGGGTGGTGAGCCTGGATTGATATCTATGGCCCGTACAAGAACCGACTGGTCATGTCGTCATCGCGCCAATCTTCGGGCGATTCGGCCGCCTCCGCTTTGGCACTCAACCTCGCGACTCCAGCCAGCTCTGCGAAGTTGGGGACCGCGTCGTTGACGTGCCAGAGCGCGGCGCACCCGATATTCACAGCTTGCGCAAAGTCGTCTGACAGCAGCGTGTTGCGGGTGATGGTGTAGATGTCGCCACCGCTACGGCTCTCGGTCTTGTTTTCCGTCAGGGCCAAGAAGTCAGCGATCAACCCCGGCTGCTCCAAGCTCTCCCAGTCGTACTCGAAAAACCGCACCTGCCCAAGTTTGATTGCTTGGCAGGTGTAAAGCAACGACCGGGTTTTGTCCAAGCTGTAATGCGCGCGGTGATTGAACGGCGTCGGCGGCTTAAACAGGATAAAGTCCTGCGCCGCCGACCGGACCAGTCGCATGGCCATAACGCGATCCAGATTCGCGCCTGCCTGCACCATAACCGTCTCGCGCACGGTTCCGGCGCCGGTGTAGTCATGCGCCAGAAGATCGCACTTGAACAGCTGGCTGTACTTCATGCACTCGCGCGCTTCAGCCAAGTGATCGCCGCCAATGAGCAGCTTCTTGGCCCACAGCACGTCGATCAGGCCCGTGGGGCGGAATCCAAGCACAGCCAGCACGGTAAACGAAATCCCCGTCTCGCCGCCGCCACCCCAGTCGACAGCCAGCATACGGTGCTTGTACTCGTCGATGTTCTCAAGGCACGCCGGGTCCGGTTCTTTCTTGTTCTTCCACGGCAGCACGCAAGATTTACGCAGGTCTGTTTCCGAGATCAGCTTCTGCCCGGCGTCGATGGATTCGCCCATCACCTCGTTGTAGAACTGGGCCTGGGTCATGTTGCCCCAGCCTTCGCGCTTCATCAGGAGCGTCGACCACTTTTCAGGATCAGCGAAGTGCAGCGGCAACAGAATCTGCGGCACGTGATACCCGGCAAAAACCCACCGCCTGTCTGGATTTCGGTGGACCCAACGACCGTGCCGCGGGTTGATTGGTTTCTGGCACTTCGCGCAAACTGTGCCGGGGTACTTCTCGCTGATGTGAATGTTGTACGGCCCGATCATCTTGTCGAGATCATGTTCAATCGACGGAATGTTCCAGTGCTTGCACGAGCTGCACGGGATAAACCACTCGGCCGCAGAACTTCGGCGATACGCGCCCTCTAACGGATTGTCCAGCGACTTCGGCGTTCCGGCCATTCGTGTCAGCGCGTACCGTGAATACGACATCGTTTCCTGGATGATCGGAATGTGGTCCGGGTCCAAGTCCTGAATCTCGTCCAAAGAAACTTGGTCGCTCGACACGCCACGGACGCGGTCAGCGTCAAGCAGCGCGAACGAAAACAGCATGACGCTCTTGTTCTTAAAGCTACGTTGCAACACGTTGTTCTCGGTGTCCGTCCCGGTCCAGAGCGCTTTGACCGGGGACTCGTCGATAAAACGGCGCACGTAGTTGTTCGAGAAACGCCGGATCTGCTCGTACAGCGGTGTGACGTACAGCGTCTTGAAGAACGGCAGGCAGTTGGAAAGCACCACGCCGTGCGATGCAAGCGACGTGCTCTTTGAAACCTGGCGCCCTGTTTTGAGCACCAGATTCTTGGACATGAGCAAACGGAACAGCGGCGAAAAGCAGTAATGGTCCCCGAGGTCATACGGGCGGCCGTTCAGATTCAAAACAAGCGGTAACAACGGCGCAAGTGACGGAAAGGCTTTTTGAGCCGCAAGCTGCTGCAAAATAGCAGACCGCGATTCGACCTCTTCGCGCCGATTGATATCAACTTGCGCCAAATCCTCCAGCATCGCCCGGATGTTGGCGTTCTTGATGGTTGGTTTGATGTTCGTTTCAGATTCGCGCGGGTCTATTACCGGCGCATTACTCAATGGTGCCATATGTGCAAGCGTCCAAATCGGCGTCGACAATCCAACCGGCAACCCGTCGGCGAACTGCAATGGTTCGAAGACGGAATCCATGACGTCATGGGTTACGCCGGGCAGGCTGTCTACGAGCTGTTTCGTTGCGCGGCCACGCTCTTTAAAGCCCTGTTCAAGAACGTGTGATTCCGCATTATGACGGCAGCAAAGCCCAAACGAGTATACTCAACGGTGGCTCGATTGGGTTTTTTAGGAGACGCACATGGCCGCCATTGGACACAACGCGAAACTGTACCAAGAACGCCGTCAGCCCGACTTGCGCCAGACTTTGCGCGGTCCAGGCCCGCAGATTTATCTGCCAGACAACGCGGTGCACGCCCTCAAACTGGAAGCGCCGTTACCACTTCCCGCGCTGCTTAATGAAAACTGTAACCCCAAGGACGGCTTGACGCATGTCTGGCCGCATGGAGACACCACAGCCCCGTGAGCCAACCGTACGATTACGAAGGTCTCTTTCTCAAGATTGGCGGCGGTTTGGTGATCGTCGCTGTTTTTGGCTATTTTGCCAACATCGGTACATTCGCTGACGTGCTCTGCGCAGTGTTTGCCGCCTACGTCGTGCTCCGCATAACGAACGCAATGCGCCGCGCAGACACAAAACCACCTCGCCCATGAGGTCGCATGTTTCCTCTCTTTGACTTTTTTGCCGTTGTCCTTGCCGCGGGCGCCGTCCTCGACGCCTGGAACAAGGGCAGCATCTTTGCCACCTGGCGCGCGCGGCTGCAAGCAACCCAAGACGTCACTGACCCCGAAACGGTCAAGGGCCGCATTTTGGAGCTATTAAGCTGCGCGTTCTGTCAGTCCTACCACGTGCCTTTTTGGCTCCTGGTCATGCTCTTGGCAAGCTCTTACCTCAGCGCTACGCTGGGGTTCATCGTGCACATTTTGGTGTACGCACTGGCTGCTACGCGGCTTGTGCATGTGTTAGACAGCCTCTTACCGCCGCGCTTGCGGCATTCACCCCCTCGCGAAGGAGTCGACTTTGGACCCCATTGAAACTCAACCAACCCGCCTGCCGTATGACGCCGAGCTGTTCAAACGGGCCACCGAGTTCAGCGAAGGCGCTCTCGCGGCCATTCCTGAGTTGCACGGCATCGCTATCATTCCGCTGTGGACAGTGCAACCCGAAGGAACGCCCAACGGCCTGCTTCAGCTGCGCGACCCAAAACCGCCGTTTGTTGCCAGTCTGCTGTTGCTGCTCAAACGGCTGATCGCTTTTTCGAACGACGCGTACAAAGACATGGTCATGCAGCTGCAGATGTTCGACCGCCACGCGGCCGAGTTGGCAACCATGATTGCAGCGCGCACGGAGCAGCTGAAGTCTACGCCGGAGCCAACGCCCCCTAATGAATAAATCCAATCCGGCGCTGACCACTGAGGTCTACATTACCGCATGTAATGAAACCCTCATTGCGATCCTCGAAAACCAATACGGGCGCCTGGAAGCGGGAGAAGCGCGGACTGCACTGGAAACGTCGTACGGTACAGTCTGGAACGAAGACGAACTGTCCGCCGTGTTTGAACTTGGCGACGTGTCGCTGCCCTACATCGCGGTTGTGCACCGCGAAACAGGCAAACGCGGCACAGTTATGCGCCTAGACTCACCGCGGTTCTACTTTCTGTTCAATCCGGAAGTTTTGAGCGAGGTTGTTTCTGATGGCTGACGATGTTCCGCACAAGTTTTCCACGGGCGCTGTCCGCTCCTCAGACCGCGACCAAGAACGCTGGGATCTCATCAGTCCTATCGGGTTGCGTGCCCTGGCGCGCACGTACGCGGAAGGCGCCAAGAAACGCGGAGCCTGCAACTGGGAAAACGGCATGCCCGTGACTGACTTGCTCAATCACGGCATTGCGCATCTCTATGCGTTTCTTGGCGGCGACCGAAGCGAAGACCACCTGGGCCACGCTGCGTGGAACATCCTGGGTGCGATTCACTCGTTGGAAAAGTGGCCGGAACTGAACGAAGGCCTGCTGAGGGGGGAAGGTTGCTCCTGCCCTCCGGCGGCGGTTGTTGCAAAACAAGAACCGGCGTTGGAAACCCCGCAAATAACCGTCAAAGCTGAACCGGAGCCGCGCTGGTGGCCTGGAATGCCCTGACGCGCGCGCGACGGCCTCTTGCAATGCGCGTTTGACTTGCTACTGTGAACTACAGCAATACGGCGCATTTGGCGCTGCTCTAACTGCAGCCCTTTCTTTAGCCACTTCCCGCAAATAAGCGAATCAAAGGCACTCTCATGTCCAAATCCGACGCTGAGGCGTTGTTCGAATCTGACGAGGCGTTTGCTCAACAACCAGCAACCGCCACGGCAACACGGAAGAAAAAGTCCGGCACGGCGGCCGAGATTGATCTGCCAGAGTCTTCCGACGATTATCCGCCCACGACGACCAACGACCTGGGCGACGTGATCGACGGGACCGAGGATGACATTTCCGATTTGGAGCACGAAACAGCTCCGCTCGTCTCCGACGTCGAAGACGATGACCGTGACCCGGCGGTGACTGCGGCTGTCAAAGCTGTCGTGCAGGCCACCGCAAACAAGAAGAGGATCCCTCCCATGGCTGACACTGCGAAGAAGACCATTACCAAGGCTGACTCCATCCGCGCGACCATCACAAAGATGAAGGCTGCCGGAAACGACGCCATCCGCCCGCGCGACGTGATTGCCGCGCTGGAAAAGCAAGGCATCACCGTGACTGCGCCGCAGGTCAGCGTGACGCTGCGTGACTGGGACAAGCAGGCCGACAAGCCGACTCCGACAAGCGCAAAAGCGCCCGGCAGGGTCGTGACAGCGGTCAAGTCCGAGAAGCCCAGCAAGGCAACGACCCCGGCTGAAACCGCGGCTCGCCGCGTTGCGAACAAGGTCCGCAGCGTCGAGGTTGCGCCCCAAACGCAGCCACAGGCGCAGGCGCAGGCAACGAACGGCGCAGCGCACGCCGGGCTGATGCAAACGGCCGCATTCGTCAGGTCGGTCGGCGGCACGCAAACCGCGCGCGAGCTGCTGACAGTTTTCGAGCAGTTGATGGCCGCGGGCGGCTGACCTCTGGTGGTTGCTTTCTCGCAGAGCCGGGTGTCTTTAGGCAGAATGTGCGCCTAAAGCCCCGGCTTTGCGAGCCATCTTAACCGGGTGTTCTGCCCGCGCGCCGCGTTATTCATGCGCGGCGTTTCACACGGAGGCTCGTATGCCCGCAGCATGTCCTGCGCAGCCCGTGGCAAGGTCTGAACCGACCCTGACCATGCCCGCCGGGACCATCAAACGCATTCACGTAAACCAGCACATCATCCGAAAGAACGTAAAGACGGCCCAAGACGACCCCGGCATCACCGTGCAGTGGAAGGGCAAGTCTTACGTCGGTCGCGATGTTGTCATCAAAGGTGCCAGCCAACTGATTCAGCGCATGCAGCAGCCGTTGGCGTGCGGCGCCCGAATCTGGATCGAAACCACGGCGGAGGTCGACATCCTGTGAGGTATACCCAGGAAGAGCAAGACAGCGACGAAGAACGCGTCAACAACGCGTTCGAAGTGCTGGACGCATTTCGCAAGCAGTTCGGTGACATCGTGAAGTTTGACGCGCTGACCATTACAGACGTCGGCAACGTTGTCCTGAATCCATTCAAAGGGCCAGTAGCAGCGAAAGATATCTATTCGCGTGACGAGCTGCTGGCCGCATTGGAGGTCATCGCCGATAGTCCCGGCGCTGACATTGAAGAGGCGATTGTTATCGCCGTAAACGACTACCGCGAGACCCACCAAAAGAAAGAAAGAGAGTGAAGCATGAGTCACATCGTGAACGTCAAGACCGAAGTTCGTGACGAAGCCGCCATCCGCGCGGCCTGTATGCGCCTCGGCTGGGCGCAGCCGACGTACGGCACGTTCAACGTGTACGCCGTCAAGAAGACCGGCCTTGGTATCGTCGCGCCGGAGTGGAAGTATCCGATCGTCGCCGACGTCACCACCGGCGACCTGGCGTACGACAACTACAACGGCCACTGGGGCCCGCAGGTCAGGCTTGATTCGTTCCTCCAGGCGTATGCCGTGGAGAAGGCCAAGCTCGAAGCCGCCAAGAACGGTTATTCGGTGTTCGAGGAAACCCTCTCGGACGGTTCGATCAAGCTCTCTGTCACCGTGGAGTCCTGAAAACATGTCGAAGACCATCGAAATCATCGTCAGCCCCAAGGGCGAAACGAAGCTGGAAACCAAGGGGTTTGCCGGGTCTGGTTGTCAGGAAGCGAGCCGTGCGTTTGAGCAGGCTCTGGGTGCGAAGACCAATGAGCAGCTGACCTCCGAATATTACGCGGAGCCCAACGCCAACCAGATCGAAGCCACCAACTGAGGACAACCATGTCGCTGCCACAGAAGATCAAGGAACTCGTGTGCGCGGGCTTTTCCGGCATCTGGGTCGATACGCAGGAGACGGCTGACGCGGTCGAGACTATCCGCAAGATGGCCAACGAACGGGATTGGGGCTGTGAGTGCTGGGATCTCGATTGCCAGCTTTATGTTCACGGCGCGCAGGCTCCTGGCCCCGTCCAGGCGCTGCGCTGGCTCGACACGCCCAACGGCCGTGCCAAGCAGCCGCAGCTTCTCGTGCTGGTGAATTACCACAAGTACATCACCAACCCGGAGGTCATGCAGGTGCTCTCCAACCGGGTGCACGCGGGCAAGAAGATCGGCCAGCACGTCATCATCGTGTCGCCGGTCCTGCAGATGGTGCCCGAGATCGAGAAGCTGTTCACCCTCGTGCATCACGACCTTCCCGATCGTGAGCAGCTGACCGTGATCGCCAACGAGCTGTTCGTCGGCGAGAACGAACACCTCAAGCCGACGCCCGAGGTCATCTCCGCGGCGGTTGAGGCTGCTGCGGGTATGACGCGCATCGAGGCCGAGAACGCGTTCTCTCTGTCGCTGGTGCGGCATAAGACGCTGGCTCCCGACGTGGTCTGGACTCTGAAGAGCCAGAACATGGAAAAGGTTGGCACACTCAGCCTTTACCGTGGCGACGCGTCGTTCGAGTCGCTTGGCGGCCTGGAGAACCTCAAGGGGTTCTGTGTGCGGGCAATGCGGCGGCAGGGCGAGCCCAACGCGAATCTGCGGCCCAAGGGCGTCATGCTCTTGTCGCCGCCGGGTTGCGGAAAGTCTCAGT